ACCTGAGAAATCCATATCCTGTCCCGATTACAATGCCGCAGAACAGCACGCAGGCCATATTGAATACAGTTTGAAACACAATCTCACCTTCCCTCGCCCGGCCTATGCCGGGCTTTTTTCGTCGCCAACCCCAAGCAGTTCGTTGGGCGTGACGCCTGTGTCAATTTCTGTTAAGTACCGCTTGCCCATCTCGACAATGAAAGCGTTCACGCTGACGCCTCGAGACGCTGCTTTTGCCTTGATCTGTTCGTAAACCTCGGCAGGCCAGCGAACTTGCGAGATTAAGATGCCCATCGCTATCCCTCCTTCTTTTAAAATGTAACTGATTACTTGCTAACGTGCAAGCACATCTTAACAGTTCGTTTGCACACTGTCAAGTGATACGTTACAATTTTTATGCTTGCTTGCTTGCATTTACTGAGGGGAATCGATAAAATTCAGATGGGAGGCGGTTTTATGTTTAAATCTAAATTGCGTGAATGCCGCAAGCGCAAGGGGTTTTCACAAGCACAGCTTGCGTCCCGTATCGGAGTTACACGCCAAGCAATTAGCCGCTGGGAAAGCGGAGCGGACGTTCCCGGTCTCTTTCGTGTAGCGGCGCTTGCTTCCGTGCTTGACGTTTCATTGGAAGAATTGATGCCTGAGTTTAGTGATGAAAACAAAAAAGCCCCCGCCGGCATGGCAGCCAACGGAGGCGACAACTACGGTATTCAGTTGAACAACAGCGAGAACAACGGCACCATCTCCCAAACCACGGTGAGCAATGCGCCCGCTTCCATTGCCGTCGATGCCGACCTGGAAGCGGCGTTACGGCTGCGACTCGAGCGCCCGGAAATCATGAAACTGCTCGCCGATAAAGATTTTACCGAGGCTCAGATTCGCGCACTGGCGTCGGCGCCGCGAGATGAAAAGGACAAAGATTAAACTGGAGTTGGCTGTGTTTCTTTGATGTTAAGGATCTGCCCCTTCTGGTCAACGACGAGGACGTAAACGGGGTCAGGCATCAAGCACATGGGATCTTCAAGTTCTCCTGGAAGAAAGAATTCCTGTGCTTTGTATCGAGACAAAAATTCTTTCGGACTGAAACAACGCACACCGGAAAAACTGTCGATGACGATGTAGTCGCCAATTTTTGCCAATGTGACGCCATAGCTGTTACCGATGTAGCGTTCCTTTTCGCAGCGGAACGCGCGAACAGTCGCAGGACGTTCTTCATAGATTGCGATTTTCTCACTCATCTGTATTTCTCCCCTTTCTAAGGAGGCTCTTTATGGACAAGAAGTATCCGAACGACGAAATCATGTCTTTCAACACCGTACGGATCGCTTACATGAACGAAGAGAATAAAGAAGTTGGCGGCGGTACTTCATTTTTCTTTCATTATACACTGGCTGACAATTTTGCGCTTGAATTCCTTGTCACCAATAAACATGTTTTCAAAGGGTGCAGGCATGGGCGGTTATTTTTTCATCAGAAAGTCGGAGACGGTTCAGCGTTGAGTATTGCCCCGCCGTTTATATATGACATTTATGACTGGCAGCCGCTCTGGTTTGGTCATCCCAATAACGATATTGACATTGCAGTGATGTCGTGCGTTGATCTGTATCAGCGTCGTTTTGGAACGCGGCCTGATATTAACATTCAATTTACTGATGTCATTCCGTTCATCAATTATTCTTTTATTCCTTCTTCGTTGTGCTATACGCAAGATACACCTGTCAACGCGATCGAGGAGCTTTATTTCGTCGGCTATCCTTCTCTCCTTTGGGATGAACATCACGCCATGCCGATCATCAGACGCGGGATCAACGCGACACGCATCGATCTTGATTTTCAGAATAGGCCAGAATTTCTTATAGACGCATCAGTGTTCCCAGGCTCAAGCGGCAGTCCTGTTTTCATTCTCAATGAAGGTGTTTATCGCAATAGAACGACAGCAATACTGGGCGCATCGCGTTGTGTTTTTCTCGGCGTATTGTTCCAGTCTGTGCATCGGCCCCAACTCGGGAATCTGGTTATTGAGCATGCATCGCTGGGTCAGGAAATAAAACCTCTTGTCATTGAAAGAATCGATATTGGCCATGTTCTTAAAGCACGGGTTGTTCTTGAAACTATCGAAGCATGGCTCAAAAACAAGGGGATTGATCCTGACGAACTGAAACATCAGGCAAAGAAAATGGCGAAAGGAAATGGACATGAACGGTAATGCGCTGCCTCTGCCTCAGCAAGTGGCCGACACTCTGCTGAAGCTTGATAAATTATGCGTCGATCCCGAAAAGCTCTGGTACTATCCTCGCCCGGGCTCGACGATTGAAGTGCCGCTCAAGTCTGCTGATGGTCGTGAACTTTTCTCTTTGGACATCGAGAAACATCGCGTTACGCTTTCGAAATTCAAGGTGCAATCACGAGCACGCAAGACGCTGGTGTTGGCGCGGCTGGACTTTGGCGGCCCGCCGCATCAAAATCCTGACGGCAAACGGATTGACGGATCTCATCTTCATCTTTACAATGAAGAATACGGAGATAAAGTCGCTGTTCCTCTTTCAGAGCTGCCAGAGTTCTGTAAAGCTGCCGGCATGGAGGATTTAATCGATCGATTCATGACGTTCTGCCACATTATCGAACGGCCTAAATTTCAGAAAGAGGTTTCGCTCGCATAATGTATATGTGTTAAGGAGAGGGAGGTGTTCCTGTGATGCACATAGTCGATGATGTCAAACGTATGCTCGATGATTATTGGAAATGGCTTCGCGACAATACGATCCTGAAAGCTGACGGCAACGACTGGGCTGTGATCACGACGCCTTTTCTCGACAGGCATAATGATTTTCTGGAGATTTATGTCCGGCGTGACAACGATGGTTTTCTGCTGACTGATACAGGTACGATCATCAATGATCTGGATATGTGCGGCTGTCCTGTGGTGAAGACTCGCAGAGAAAAGCTGCTGCGTACTGTCCGCGGCTTCGGGGTATCGCTTAACGATGAAGATGCTTTGTGCATTCACTGCACCGGTCAGGATTTTGGCCAGAAAAAACACGCGCTTGTTCAGGCGATGCTGTCGGTGGACGATCTGTTCTATACGGTTGACGCACCTAAGATGATGCCGATCTTTTCTACAGAAGTATCAGACTGGCTGACAAGCAAGCGGATACGCAATATGCCAGAGGTCAGTTTTCCCAGCAAATCCGGTTTTTTCTACAAGATGGATTTCGTTATCCCGGCCTTTGACAAAGCTCCGGAACGGATCTTAAAGGTCTATAATTCACTGAATGCAAACAATGCCAGGATGGCAATCTTGGCAAAGGTAGAGACTGAAGGGGCACGCCCGAATGCTGCAAAGTATTTTGCTGTGTTGAACGATTCACGGGAAATCAATTCGGAAGTAATGACTGCTCTGAACAACTACAGCATCACAGCCTTACCCTGGAGTCGCAGGGACGACTTTATCGAAGAGCTGAGTGCATAATACAATAAGCCCCGCGAACTGGTGATAAAACGTAACCGGTTCGCGGGGCTTTAAGTTTCCGGTAAGTTACGGGCAAGATCAACAATTCAGTATTTGCAAGGGGCGGCAAGTTTCAGTAAGTTTCACAGCAAGTTAAATTTGCGGTTTGGGCGGTTCCGGCGTTCCGTCTCTCAGGGCGTCGAGAAAATCTGCATACCACTGGAGCATGAGACGTCGCTCTTCAATGTGTTCAGCGCGGTTATATGCAGCGCGGACTTCGTTCCCCTCAACATGAGCGAGAGCTCGCTCGATCGCGTCCGCGCGCCAGCCTGCCTCGTTAAGCAATGTTGAGGCCGTCGTGCGAAGGCCGTGAACGCTCGCTTCCTCAGACGTGTACCCCAGCCGGCGAAGCGCGGCCAGCATGGCCATATCAGACAAAGGGCGCTTCTTTGAACGCGGTGTTGGGAAGACATACTCCCCTCCGCCATCATACAGCCTCGCCTGCATGAGCACATCCAATGCCTGGCGCGATAGTGGAACAATGTGCGGACGTCTCATTTTCATTCGTTCAGCAGGCAGTTCCCACACAGAACGGGTGATGTCGATCTCGCTCCATACAGCTTTTCGCGCCTCGCCGGACCTTGCCAGCGTGTACATCGTGAACATCAAACAGCGTTTTACAGAACTCTCCGGCAGTGTCGCAACAGCCCGCAGAAAACCAGCTACGTCCTCGCGGCGCGTCAGTGCGGCATGATGTTGGTTGCGCGGCGAACGCAAAGCTCCGCGCAGATCATCAGAAATGTTCGCGCTTGAAAATCCCCGACTGCGCCCATAGCGCAGGACCACAGAGATCAGTTGAAGCAGATCGTGGGACAGGTCAAGAAACCCTTGACGCTCGACGCTGCGAAGGAGATCAAGTACCTTGTCAGCGGTAATATCGCGAGGGTACAAATTCCCCAGCACCGGATTGATGTACCTTGCAAGGCGCGAACGCTGCCGAAGAACGCTTTTCGGTGTGACTTTGGCCGTGTACACGTCATTCAGCCATTCTTCCGCCAACGCTGCAAATGTCGGAACGCGCTGCCCTCGTGCCGGCATGGTCTGCATAATCATATTTCGCGCCGTGCGAGCGTCATACAGGGACATCTCAGGCCACGCTCCAAGCGTCTTCTTGAAAGGCTTGCCGCCGGTCTGCTGACGAAACACCCACGTTTTCAAGCCTGACGGATAAATTACGAGGTACAAATGATCGGTATCGCAGACAAGGTACTTTTTCTCTTTTGGCTGCGCCGCGCGGATCAGCTTCTCCGTGAGCATTACGCTTTCCTCCTCGGGGTACTGTTTTACAGAGACGAAAAAGAGTCGGTTTTGTACCCTGGGGTACAAGATTACGTTTTTCTCTTTCTTTCTCTTTCGTTTTACCCCCCGAGTATAACATAAAAAGCCCTGCAAATGCAGGGCTTTTCGTTCTGTTTCCTTTTCTTTTTTTCTGTTTCAAAATAATTGGCGCGCTCGGCGGGAACACAACAGACATTACAAAAGCTGTCATCGCTTGCTCCGTGCCAAGTCGAGGTACTAGCCAAGGTACAAAGTACCCTTTTCAGGTCATTTTTTCGCCGTTTCACATGGTGTAGATTATAGGTTAAACGACCCGTTGTGTCAATTTAGAAACTACCTCCATGCTAGTGGACGAGTAATTATTATGCTATGGATTATTCCGCTTGACCAAATACCCGCTGCCGAAGCCCAGCAACAAACCGTAGACAAGGCCCTGCGTCTTGCCCCGGCTCACACGTCCACGCCATAGCCGGCGCTCAACAGCAATCTCGTGCTGGAGTTCCGCCAGCTGTCTCTTGAGGTCGGCCTGCTGCGCCGTGATCTCGTCGCGCAGAGCTTCAAGAGCTTGCTGCCGAATGTCTGCTTCTTTTCGCGCGGTTCCCCAGCCCTCGATCGTGTCGTTCATTGCCTCGTCGGTAAGGAAAAAACCTTTAGAGCGAGCGGTCCAGCCGGGATAAACGCGCAGTGCGTCAACGATTTCGTTTTGCGCGTTCTGCTCTCCACTCGCTGAGAAGACCGGCGAGCAGATCAGGCAGATCATCGTCAGACACAGAACGCACTTTTTCAGCCATTTCACGGGCAGACACCTCCTCTTTTGTCTTCGCGGCGTCGAGAATCATATCGACCCGGCGCTCGGTTGCCTTTGCCGTCGTCTGGATTTCCGACAGTTTTTCGTTCACCTGATGGCGGCCGCTGTATCCTTTGCAGAGCCACCAGATCAGCACCGCAAACACGATCGCCGCCAGCCACAAAGGGCAGCGGCGATTTTTCGCGTTCAGCAGCAGTATCAACTCTTCCAGTTTCAAGGCGGATCGTCCTCCTTTTTCTTGTCGTCATCGTCGTCGCCGAGCAGTTTTTCAAGCGTTTCGCCGCCATCTTTGACGTTCTCCAGCAGGCGCTTGGCCGTCAGCAGCGAGAGCAGTTTTTCGATCCACTCGAAAAATCGCCGCCCGCCGGCATACCCCGCCACGATCGAAGACCCGATCAGAAACGCCCGGTTGACGTGCAAGCCCTGTCCGAGCATTGCAGTCGTCAGCCCCGCACCAGCCGCAAGGTATAGCCCATTCATGAGACGGCGACGGTCAAATTGGGTTTCGTCTTCCTGTGCGCGGTATTTCATTCTTGACCCGATCATTCCGCCGAAGACGCAAAGGATCGCGACTACGGCGGTCTCAATTTCGTCTTTCCAGTCTGAAAAGGGCATTACACGATCACCACCTCACCGTCTGAATATCTGTTCCAGCCACGCGCCAACTCCCGCCCATGAAACAACGATCGCGATGATCCGCACCATGTCTTCCATGTTCATGCCGCCTTCCGATAATCAGCATGTCTAAAGGGAGCCTCACGGCAATCGATATGGATGCCCCAATCATAGACAAACAGACCGCGAAGTTCCGGTAACTCACCGCGTTTTTGCGCATTGAGCAAATGTACGAACAATCCCCACGGTGTGCGCCCCTTAACATGGAAATCGAGCGCTCTGCCTAATGTGTGCTGACTTTTTACCACGCCGCCCACTGCTGCATTGTGCTCATCACACCGATACCCGCAATGCACGATCATCGGCAAATCCCCGATAATATGCCTCACCTTCTCGGCCAGCGTAAGCAGTTCCGGCTCGATATGACACTCACCGCAGTGCTTGCATCTCAGTTCTTCAAGGCTGAAGTGCTCACTCAACATCGTTGCCATTCGCATCACTCCTTATAAAAATAGAGCCCTCGCGGGCTCTGCTATCCTCTCTGTATCTTGTACAGGGAGGTTTTTCTTATGGAATTGTTTTATGAATCCGGTATCTGGCGTGCTGTGTTTGTCGTGGATGGGATCACATTCCACCGCACTCTCGGAGCGATCTGCAAAGAAGAGGCAGAACAGGAACTTGCCAGGCTGAAAATAGCCGCCCGCATTGTCCATGTTGAAGATGTGCTGTTTTCAGAACTGGCTGATGAATGGCAGGCATTTCACCGGTCGCAGGTCTCATTGCAACGCGCTGACTGGATCGCGTCAGTGCTGCGTCGGTATGTTTATCCTGTGATCGGCGGCCGGATGGCCAAGTCAATCTCATCGCCTGAGATCGTCGCCTGCTGCAAATCGGTACAGGCGCTAGGGTATGTGTCCACTGCTCACGCGCTGATCCAGATCATCGGTCAGGTGCTCAGATACGGAGCTCAGACCGGACGGGCAGTAGATGTCACGTCAGGGCTCCACAAGGTGCTGGAACCGCTCATCGTCAACCATATGCCGACGTTCCTTCGCCGCCGGGATATTGCCGTGCTCATGCGCAAGTGCTGGGCGATTCGCAATCCTCGCACACGGCTCAGGATCGTCATGCAGGCATATACGTTCGTGCGTTCGCAAGAGATCGACAGCGCCGAGTGGCGCGAGATCGACTGGAAGAAAAATCTCTGGAATATCCCCGCCTTCAAAATGAAGATGCGACGTGATCATGTCGTGCCGCTGGCGCCGTCAGTGGTCCGCATACTCGAAGGACTGCGCGATATGACCGGCAGTTCACGCTGGCTGTTTCCGGCAGCGCGACGCGAAGGGCACATATCACAGTCTGTAGCCATTGACGCCATACGTAAGCTCTACCCGCCTGAAGTTTTCTCTCTTCACGGCTTTCGCGCAATGGCAGCGTCGCTGCTCGTCCAAAAGGGATGGCCGAAAGCGGTCGTCAATCGCCAGCTGGCACATAAAGACCCCGATGTCGTCTGGACTGCCTACTGCCGGACGGAAATGCTTCCGCAGCGTCGGAAGATGATGAGATTCTGGGCGGAGTATCTGGACGGGCTGCTTTAATCAGGCCACGTGATCGCGGCCACGTCTTCTGCCGACTGCGCAGCGTCAACTTGCGCATAAAGCGTCTTTTCACGGCTGAAACACGTTTCCACATGCGCGCTGACTGCCCTGCCGATCGCTATGATCTGCTCGGCGGTCAGCGTCGCAAACGTTCCGTCAGTCATTTTCCATTCGACGGTATACGTGCTGTCCATGAAGGCCGAAAGGGCGGCGGCCGTCAGAAGCGACTGGCTGTCGCGGTCTGTCGCGACGGAAACGCTGTTGACAGTGATCCCCCTCGTTTCAGCCTCATAACGCGTAGCCGCGATCTCGGCGCGCTTTCGCTCTTTGAGCTGTTCCAACGTCGGCGCAGGCGGAACGTAAGGCACGAAATCACCCGTTACGGGATCGTAGCACATGCGATGCTCCTGCATTTCTTCCCACAGCCGATCGCGGCGTTCCTGTGTGACTTCGACGCAGTTCTCTGCCGGGTAATCCGCATGATATTCAGGCGGATAAAAACCATTAACAAAGCGCGGCACAGTCGCCTCATAACTGATGATCCAGCCGCCGTTAGGCGACCTGCTGGGTGTTTTTTCAGTCATAATAAGACTTCCTTTCTTCGATTGTCGTTACCACGAATGATGGTAAACTAAACGGAACTTTAATTAGTAATATTAGTACCCATACCACTGGCGTCTTTACAACAACAGTTATTAAATACTGCGACGGCACAATGAAACAATTCGGGAACTCCGGGACTGAGAGTACTGGTGAAAATACATTAATTTTCCCTGAAAGTTTTACAAATAGTCGCCCTATTATGACTATACTACCTTACTATTGGACGAATGATGAAGTTGTATCATTTTGGATTGGTAATATATCTTTGACATCTGCTTTAATCCAAGCTCGAAAAATAATGCTATCGGGCGCAATAGAGAAATTTAGTCGTGAATATTTTTGGACAGCGATTGGATCTTGGTCTTAAAGTCTTACCACAGGGGACGGTTTAATTCCTCAAAATGTAGCAGGGTACGGGACAAGTACAAATATCCAAACAATATCAAAGTTTGCAGACGGAACAATGGCTATTTCTGGTGAGCTCTGGGATATGCAAAAACATTCAGTAGATGAAAATGGCAAACACATATTTAAAATAACTTTCCCCGAAGCATTCATCAATACTCCTGGGGGAAGTGTTATCGCCACGGGGTGGGTGCGTTTAGTACATATTTCATCAACATATATAATGTTTTGGCTTCACGACAAAGATGATGGCGATGTACAGAACTCTACATACTGTACTTATGTCGCAATAGGCAAATGGAAGTGGTAAGGTAATTATTTCCACTTACCTATTGCAACCCAATTTACATATCCGCCCTGCAAATCCGCGGGAGATGATGCCCCTTGAATTCCAATATTAAATGATTGTGAATTCTGCCAGCCAACAAGAATTCTCTTTGACGATTCCCCAATAGTGTTATAGTCGTTATTGGCGAACACTACCGGTACCTGCGTAAATGCGGACGGGAATACAACATTCTGATTCTGATTCGTAATGGCACCTGAAATAACAAGACGCCCCCAACAGAATTGTGTTCCATCTGAGTATCGGACATAGTTATTGCCTGACGATACTGCGGTAACGACATTCCCGCTATCTGTGGTAATGGGAATCTTCCCCGCGCCGCCGGTAGAACTTGTCATAGACATTGGCACAGCTGCATCCGCAATCGATTTCACCGCGGCGAGGGCCTGTGAATTCGGTACCCAAAGCGGACTGTTTTTTGAGGCATCCGAGGTGACGGGCAGCATATCCGTATTGAGCACGGCGACTTCGACCTTGGTGATCGTCGCCGGAACGACCGTGCTGTCGATCGTCACAGTCGTCACGTCGTTGGCGACCGAAACGGCCGTGATGTGCGCCAGATAGGCGTCATTGATCCTCACGCCGCGGCCTTCGGCGATCACCGATTCTGTTCCTGCTACGGTGAACTGCGTCGTGCTGACTCTCGCTGTTGTGCCGCTGATTGTGTGCCAGTATAGATCAATCTTGACCGGATCGGGATTGACCAAGCCGCCATCGTTCGTCCATGAAAACGTCCCATCAACGGCAACGCTGGGCCTGTAATACGGACCGATTGACCCCGTTTCGCCCTGTAACCCTCGCTCGCCCTGGTATCCGATTTTCGCCCAGGCACCGGAAGCGCTGAGGCCGTTACCGGCATCCACGGGCAGATCGCCGGGCGTGTAGGACCGAGCTACCATCATCCAGATTTCTTTTTCATACAGCACCATGTCGAGCGTGCCGTACGCCGCCAGTGCGTTATATGCGCCTTTATAGACGGGGCGCACCCGTCCCAGGTTCATCTGCGTTTGAATCGCCATGTTATTCCTCCTCGGTCGTCAGTGTCAAAATGCATTCGCCGTCGTCGTTGATCGCGCCTGTCATCGTTTCGCCGGTCGCAAGGCCATACATATTCAGGCACAAATCCCCTTGTTCGGTGATCTCAAAACCGCCCCATGATAGGCCAACGGGCGGATCACCATCCGGCCCTTTGTCGCCCTGCGGTCCCGGCAAACCGACGCCCGAAGCGCCCTGCGGTCCGCGCAGCAGCTCCAGCTGAGCAGGCGTAAAATCGGCAAACGTAAATGCATCGCCCTTGTCGCCTTTCGGTCCCTGCGCGCCGGTCAGACCTCGCGGAATGTAAATATCCAGCGTGTTCGTCGCCAGGTCATACGCAGCGAACGCCTTTTCTTCTGTTTCCAGCGTATGCACAATGAACTTGGCCTGCTCGATCTCGCCCATCACGTCGCCCAGCAGAGCGGCGCGGATGTAATAGCTCCAGCCGGATGCGGGTTCTTTGCTCGTCCAGTCTGGCAGTGTCGATGTGTTGCCCAGCTTTTCGTACAGCGTCGGATATTCCGTCGGGCTGAACGTGCCGCCGTTCATCAGCAGATAACCGGCCGGCTGCTCGCCTGTGCGGAATAGCGATGGCTCACCGATAGCGGCGCCGGAATAGACCGACTTGACGTGTTCCAGTTCGGCCAGCGCTTCGCTGACCTGTGTCCAGGTGATGAGCCCGCGCTCGTAGCGTTCGATGATTCGCGCCACCTTTGTAGCCGTGTCGGCCGGAAAGTGCGCCGATGCCTGAAACACGATGCGGTATTCTGCGTTCAGTGCCGACGTTCCTGCGAAGGGTTTGTCGAGCGTGATCTGCGTAGCGCTGTCAACGGAGACAATGAAATAAAGCCGACTGTCGTCGACAGTGAAGATGTCGCCGGGATTGACGACCGAATTACCGCTGTTTTCTCCATTCCATATCGTGTCGTTGCCCGTAACGACGGCGCTGCCGTTTGTCACGTTGACCGTGCCGCCGGTGTAGCAGCCGTAAATTTCAAACGGCAAAATTGTGGACATGGTATCACTCTCCTACTGCAAGATAATTCAGTGATCCGCTTGCCAGCAGCGTGTTCGCCGATGATGTCAGCGTGACCGACTTCACTGCAAACGTGCCGTACTGGAGAAGGTCAAGCCGGGGATCACCTGGCGAAAAGCGGATTCGGCAGCCTCCCGACGTAATGACTGTGTTGACGTATTCAAAGATCACGTCATAGCTGCCCTGCGCGAATGAAATCGCCATCGTGTCGCTGTGCTGTTCGCGGTCGTTCCATTCAGTCCGTTCAGTGTCGCTCCAGGAGGAATAGCTCCAGGAAGTGGCTGAGGTCTTTTTGTAACGGATGCGCCACTTTGACGTGGACGCGCCCATATAACCACCATCACTGGTATCGTAATAGGCGCACGCTTTGAACTCAACGACAGCCGTCAACGCGTTCGCGCCTGTGATCGTGATCTGGTCGGTCAGCGTCGTTTTCGTCGTTGTGTAATCAGACGCGCCGTCGCCTGCGCTGGTGTAATTCTTGATCGTCGGCGGCGTCACGAAGAAATCTCCCGAAGCCAGCAGCAGCCTTGCGCTGGGCAGAAAACGCCACTTGCCCGCGCTTACCTGAGCGATTTTTTGCACATAGGTGTCGAGACTTTGATCTTGCGACGCTCCCGAGGCGGCAAACGTGGTGATCAGCCGCGGCGAAACGTACACCGAAGGCTTGTGCAGATAATATCCGGCCAGCGTTTTCCAGGCGCCTGTCTGACAGATTCCCGTCTCGATCGTGTTCAGTGTTTTGACGAGCTTATACGCCTTGTACTGACGTACAAAACCATCCTCGATCTGAATAAAGTTCCCATTGTTCAGATCAGCCGGGTCGAATACCGTGATACGCCCGTTCACACCGTCTAAAACAATCGCCCCGTCCGCAAGCTCGATCACGGATGAGGCGCTTATCATATTTCCGACGATCCAGCTGTCCCCAGCTTTATCGGCACTCTGCACGAACAGGTTGCCCGCGATATAAACCTGGCCGGTATTGGTATCGACCGCAAATATCTGATGTGTCGTCGCCATGGTCTATTCTCCGATCGCGATGAAGTTCACGCTGCCGGTCGCCAACTGCGTGCCGCCGGCTTTTGTGACGGCAATCTCGGTGATCTCGATCCAGGGTTCACCATCTGAAGATGCGCTCGGTGTTCTATCGCCGGATCCAGTGATGTCAAATTCAAGCTGTACGGCATAATCATATTGTCCTTGCGTCAATGTCACTGATAAAGATGAAGTAACATAGATAAGATCGCTAAGAGAATTGACTGTCGTATAAGAGCTCCAGCCGCCATAGTTCCATGTAGTCGTACCTGAACTTCGATACGCAATACGCCAACGCAGCTTGTGCTTTCCAAAATATCCATTATGGCTAAGTATTAGTCCGGAATATATTCTTACTGTCACTTTCGCAGACACAACGTTAGATGGCCCGCTGACAGAATTTGTGTTAACGCTGTAATGTGTATATCCATCGATCGACCAATACCATGACACTGGCAAAGGCCCATAATTTGTTTCACTCGCTTTATCAGGCAGCGGCGTCACCGAAGCCGTTGCTGATTCGGTTGTCAGTTTGATCTCCGGCTTAAAACGGTATTTGCCGCTGCCAAGAGCTTCAACAGAGGTGACGCCCACGGTGAGCGTCTGCGCCTGAGAGCTGTAAGCGGCATTGTACGTCTGCATCGATCTCGGCGATATGCTCACTTCCGGCTTGCTGCTATAGGTATTGACAAGCGTGTACCAGGTCCCGTTTTGACAGGTCCCCGTCTCGACATTTGCCAGAGCTCGCGCCAGCGAATGATTCTTATACTGGCGCAGATAACCGCTCGTAATGGTCATGTAGTTCCCATTCGTCAGGTTCGCCGGGTCGAATACCGTAACGACGCCCTTCGTGCCATCCAGCACAATGGCGCCGTCGGCCAGTTCGATCTTTGTTTTGGCGTAAATCATCGAGCCGCGTATCCAACCGCTGCCCGCCTTGCCCGCACTGTCGACGAAGAGATTGCCCTGGATCACCACTGCACCGGTCGAGGCGTCGACAGTGAATACCTGAGTTCCCCGGCCGGTGTCATTAGGGCCCACGATCAAAAAGCGGTCGGCGACGACGGCAAAGTCAGACCTCGCTCCATCGTTGCTGAGGCCGAATCCGCTGATATGCCCGTTCACGTCGGTGCGGAGCGTCCACAGTGATTCGACCGTTCCGTCAAGTGTGACAACGGTCGAGGCCGTCTGCTCCAGCTCGGCATAGTGCTCGTTGATCTGCGACTGCAACTGTGTCGTGACGTTGGTGAAAGTTCCGGACAGTGTCGTCACGCTCTGCTGCACGCTCGTGATGTGCGATTCTGCGGCGTCGATCTTCGTGTTCAGCTCAAGCCGTGCCTCAGCAATGGCTTCTTTGTTTTCGGTGATGGCCGCTCCCAGCGTCAGCTTCGCCTCGGCAAGGGCACCGTCTGTCTCCTCGCGGCTTTCCGCGACGTTGACGGCATTATGTATGACAGCATCGCTCAACGATTCGATCGCCCGACTGCTTTGCCGGATCTTCTGCTGGAGCAGGTTGCTCAGCTTGCTTTCGTCGAGCGTCCCATCGGGGATGTCAGGCGGTTTGATTGCTTCGGTAACAGCGCCAACCGGTCCGACCATCTCGCCCGCCTGGCCGACAATAGAGACCGACCGCACCCAGAACCAATACGGCGTTGAGGCGTCCAGACCAGAAACGGTGAAGTTGTCAGCGTAGATTTTCGCCATCAGTCGCGCGGTCGTTTCGTCCTCGCCTTCGTCGCTCATCCACACTTCGTAATAGCCTGCCAACGCGTCCTGCGGGATGGTCCACGACACCAGAACGCTATTCTGTCCGCCCTTGGCTTTTAGGTTCGTGACAGGCTTCGGCCCGGTGGTCGTTCCCGTGGAACGGTAACTGATCTCCGCCCAACCGGAAACGCGGCCGTCAGTCGCCACACTGCGAACGCGGAAAAGATAATCGCCGGGAGCAGCCACCGGAACGTCAATAGAAAAGCTCTTTTGCGCCTGATAGTTCGTCCACGAACCGTTGGGCGCTTTATATTGAGGCTCGTACATCGACACTTCCGGGTCGCCTGTCGCCGCCCAGGCAAACGTGAGGCGCTGGATCGGCAGACCGTTGCTGGTGTACGTCGTTTCCGTCACGTTCAGGCCGCTCGGCAGGCTCAGGCTGCTTTTGCTGATTCGCCCGGGTGTCTCCGGAAGCACAAGACTGCCTTCGAGCTGCGCATATTTAGACAGATGGACTTCACGCAGTGAGAGCTCTAGCGCTGCGCTGTCGCCGCCTTTTTCCGAGATGCTACGCACGGCAAACAAGCGCGGTGCTGCGTCGGTGCCGGTCAGCACCCACAGAGCGGATTCTACAGGAGTCCCGCTGTAGGCGCGGTCGACTGTCAGAGTATCCGTCTCACCGCGCGTGACGACAGTGCGTTTTTCTTCGTTGCCGTCCGGCATGATGATGCCCAGCTCGTAGGTCTCGCCATCGGACAGCGGCACCGGCGCGTCAAGCACCACCGTTTTGCCGGATATGCTCTTGATGCGGCCGGTAAATCTCACGCCCATGGCCGTCGGATCAGCGACTTTGACAAAATCGCCCGGCAGCAGGTCGTAGCAGTCAAGGCCGACTTCAACCGTACACTGCCACTGTTCATCTTCCGTCAGCAGCGTCCAAAGTCCCTGGCGGTATGCCTGGCCGCGGCTTGTGCAGCCGTAGGCCGTGACCTGCACGGGGCGGTAGCCGTAGCGGTGATACGCGTCCCAGTCATAGACAGGTTCAACACGCGCACGGCCGTAATCGTCAGGGTCGTACCACGTGACGAGGACGACGCTGTGACGTTCCTGGGCGCTGCCGGTGCTGTACGTCAGCAGTCCGTCAATGACGTTGGCCTGTGAGATGAGCTTGACGGGATCGGCAGGCATATCGGCACGGGCAAAGATCATTCCGGAGGACCAGTAGGTCATGCCGTGGAAAACTGAGGCGATCGACTGTAGCACCTCACGCGCTTCACCGCTGCCCATGATCTGGCCGTTGAACGTGTAACGCGGTTCACTTCCGCCTTCACCGTCCGGGACGAGCTGATCGCAATACTGCGCCAGCTGATACAAGGTCCATTTATCGACGAGCTCGCGGCCCTGCTGTGCCGGCGGGAAGAACTTGCGCAGGCCATACCGGTTGCTCTGGATGAGGTCGCGCAGGATCCACGCGGGGTTGTCGGTCCACGCCAGTTTAAAACTGCCGTCCCAGATGCCGGTATAGGTGCGCGTTTCGGGATCGTAGTTGCTCGGCACCTCGATGCGCAGTCCCTTGACGTGATATGCGCGTGACGGTACAGAGCCGCCGAATGTCTCGGCACTGCCGCGCAGCATCACGGTGGCCGTGTGCGGATAGACCATCGGATACCCGACGATCTCGGTGTAACTGCTCCAGTACAGGTCGGTCTTGATGTTGCTCTTATCGCTGTCTTCGCTGGTCTTGTATACGGTGATCGTCCACGGTCCGTTGCGGTCAAGGGCGAATTTGAGGCACCACTGCGCAGACGAGGTGGTCTTGTCGGTCTTCGTCTCCGCCTTGTCGGCAATGATTGCACCGTTTTTATTCTTGATCTGGATACGGTAGCTGACCGACGCAGCGACGGTATCGCCAACGTTGTCGCCGCTCAGCTTCTGCTCATACAGCCCCTGGACCATGAGCGTGATACGCACGTCGGTGGCGTTTGTGTTCGACATTTGGCGCGTGACGCTGCCGCTTCCGGGGCCGACTTTCTTCGGGAACAGGTTTGTCACTTCCACACCGACGGATTGCTCAGCCTCAGCACCGGGAATATCGGTGTACGCGTCTTGATCCGGCGTGCCGAGGCGGCTGTCCCAGCTCACATTCTGGTAGGTCAGCGTCCCTTCCGGCGTGCGCAAGGGCGTGTAGTTAAGGGCGATGCCCTTGTCGCCGTCGACAAGGCCCTCGATCGGTCCCTCGGAAATGGCGTCGACGATGGTGACGATCTGAGTGGATTGCAGGGTATCAGGCTGCTCGACCGGCGAACGGTAGGAGCCGCCGCTGGATTTTTTGCTCATCTCAGATCACCTCCTCGGGATACATGCCGGCGCTGATAACAACGCTTCCGCTCCACATTATGCCGTAAATGACGGGTACGATATTGCCCTCTTCCGTCAAGTTGACGGCGCCGCCGAATGTATAGCTCTGCCGCGTGGCCGCTCCTTCATGGCTGCTGTCGATGCTGGGCGTTGGACTGAGCATTTGGCCGAGGCCATTGAGCAGCATTCCCGCGCCGAACATGATCATGTTTTTACCGAAGGCCGCTATCGCCGCCGAACCTGCTGCTGCCGCACCGCCGGCAACGGCAAACCCGACACCGATAAGCGCGACGCCGAGGATGACTTTCAGCAAGCCGTTGCGCTTGCTTCCGCAGGCGACGGGCACGAGGTGAAAATCGGTCTCCGCGCCCAGGTGCATCATCAGTTCGGTATCGTCAAGGTTGTATGATCCTCGCATGACGCGAAACTCACCGTGACGGATAAACGACAAAAAGCCATGCAGCTGGACGCCAAGAGCGCGGATCACTTCTCCCGGCGTGTCCACGTCGAGAAAATACACTTTGCCGAAGCGACGGCGCAGCGCGCCATGCAGAATGATCCTACGTCTCATAGCGTACCCACCTCACAATGTGCCGCTGCCAGCGTCCCACTGGCTCGCGGACGGAAAGACGGTTGTAGAGATGATGCAGGATTAGACCGCCGCCAAGGTACACGGCCGCGTGATTGACGACGGCTGACCTGGGCACGATGATCATGGCCACGTCGCCTGTATCAGGCAGTTCGTCTGCCCTCAGCGGACGAAAGCCGGCTTCGGCAAAGTGGTCCGTGTACAGGTCTCCGCCGCTGCGCCACCAGTCATTATCGCGTGGAAAATCGGGCAGCGTGATGCCGCGCGCCAGCTGATACCAGTCGCGCACAAGAGCGTAGCAGTCACCTCGGCCGTCGGTTCCCGATGGTCCGTGCCGGAACTGGCGGCCCAGCAAGGGCGACACTGGAAGGCTGTCGCCCCAGAAGAACGGGCGCTCGGCATAATCCAAATACGACACGCAGAGCCCAAACGGCACGCCGCAGGCTATCTGCGACTGCATGTCGCTTGCGGTCGGCTCGCCGGGGCCGTCCGGGTGGCTGTGTACAACAGTGGCAATATTTCTGGCCATCTCTTTGACTGCTATCCGGAAGTCGTGTTCAGGATCAGGCGCCATGTTTTCGCAGGGAAGATATTCACCAGTGGACAAAATCAGGCCGCACGATTCGCGCGGGTATTCCGCGACGGCGTGCAGCCTGATTTTTTCTATCAGTATTTCGTTGTTGAAGTCGATCATGTTTATGCCCTCGTTCTGGCGACGCCGGGAAAACCTCCATAATACAGGGGATTGCCCTCGCCGAATCTCAATACGCAGTCGCTCAGCCTGTGCCCGCATACGTCGCCGCTTTCGTCGGCCACAGCGCCGGTTTTGGTATAACACCGTTCGCCAGCATAAGGACAGGCCATATCCGACGTGTCATACACGAACCGGCCGGCGCCGCTGTCCCAATGACGATAGATCCAGGGACAGGCATCACGGAGGATTTGACGGCTGGGCAATTTGAGGTTGGGGAGGTCGAGCGGTGCAAGCAGTTCCCAAACAGCGTTCATCTTATTCACACTGACGCGATCCACGAGGAAGACGTCGGACGGATAGGCAATGCTTTCGCCGCCATCTTCGTGTCCGTCGAGATACCGGTCGAGGGTACGGATGCGGTACAGGGTCGCGCCCTGGCCGCCCTTATACCCGAAAATAAGGTCAAGCATCCGCTGCGGGATCTCGCCGGCGTCATCCGCGACTGACGTGGTGATCTTCGGCCGCGGCAGCACGTCGCCCTCCCAGGTGAAGCCCTCGGCGGCGAAGTTCATGGGGGGGTATTCCAGTCCCCCGAATCTTACAGGGGTGCCGTCTTCCTCGCAGCAGTTCGCCCAGCGCAGGATCGGGCCGCCAAGGGAGGAACAGTCGAGCGTATACAAGAAGATGAACGCACCGGGGTTAAGACTCTGAGAGGACTCGGAAAGAAGTTTAACAGGCATCAGGCGAACACCTCCTTGAACTCAGCTGACAGATTCACGACAGTTGTCTGCTGATCTTCTGTCCACTGCACGCAGCGCCATTTCCCGACAGTGCTGTCATACGGCGACTGCCAATAAAACGGTTTCGTCTTCTGCGCTGAAAGAAACTGCGTTATCTGTGCTGCCTGCGAAGGAAGAAGATTGTCCCATCTCAACGACAACGTTCGCACCTCGGCATTGATACCGTCAAGAACTGTTTGCTCGTAGCCGTCGCCAAAGCTGTTTTCTTTCGTTCTCATCTGACGCTGTACGTTCTGCGTCGTAGGCAGACGAGGCGGATTAAAAGTGTTATAAGCCATTTACACACTCCCTTATGCATAGGCCCCCGCGTGAAAAAATCCACGGCGCTTATATTCAGAAAGCTGGTCCGCGATACGAGCGTCAACGACGTCCCTTACCTGGCGGCTCATTTGATTCGCCTGCTGCGCGCTCATCTCTCCGCTGCCGTTATTCTCCACATTGACGTTGATGACAGGCGCATAAGTGACATTGCCCGCTGCCTGTGCGTTATTCGCAACCGAAACGCCAAGCCGCCCTTGAGAGTCGCGCTGCAACGGCATGATTGCCTCCGGGCCTGCTTCGCCCATGAGCCCGGTGCCGCCGGCAAACTTAAACAGCGTGGGACGGCCGACTATACCGCCGTTGGCGAAGGGGACCAGCCCCGCGGGGCCGAAGGCATCGCCACTGGCGTGTCCACTTACGGCATCAAGTCCATCCATTGTGACAGCAAGCGGGTTGGATGAACCGCCGCCAAACAGCCCGCTGAACATGCGCGTGATGCTTTGGAGCAGCAGCATCTTTGTGACGGTGTAGATAATGTCCTGGCCTAGCTTTTGCAGCGTCGAGCCGAGGTCTTCGCCGTAAGCGATGGCACGAGCAAAACCGTCGGCCAGACCTGTGCCCAGGGTGACGGACATGTTATCGAACGACGCTTTCGCGTCCTTTATCGCCGCCGTCATGCCGGAAAGGAACGTCTGCGACGACTTTTTTGCAGCGTCCATCTCCTTTTGGAGGTCTTTGGTGATCGCGGGGTATTCCTGATATTTCGCTTTCAGGCTTTCCAGCTGCGTCTCGTACTCGCCCAGCGTGATCTGACCATTGGCAAAACGTTCTTTGAGCGAATCCAGAGACGGGGCCAGCTGCTCAGACATGACGCGCTGAAGTTCGTCGAACACGCCGCGGGCTTCTTCGCTCCACTTGGAAAAATCAGCGCCGCCGGTCAAGCTGGCAAGGCGCTGTTCGAGGCTGGCGGCATACTGATCGTCGCCCAGGAAGCCGGCGCTGTTTTGCCATTTCATAGCGTCCCAGTGCTTCTGCGCGTTTTCCTTTTGTTTGTTCGCGATTTCTCGCTGCATGTCGATGACCTTTTTCTTGTCGTCGGTCAAGGCCGAAGGCATTTTTGCATACATCGAACCAAGCTCACCAAGGAACGACGCCGGATCCGCGCCAAGGTACTTGATCGCGTCCTGCATTTGCTCGATGCGGCGCTCAACGGCGGATTTTCCGGAGCCCTTTGATGTGCTGCTTTTAACTCCAGTTCCGCTGTTTCGAGCAGAAGCCCTTGCAGCCCTTTGCCTTTTTTCAAATTCAGCCTGTGATTTGATTCTGTCCTCCAGGTATTTAATTCGGGCGTTAGCGTCTTCTCGAGCTTTTGCGTTTTGACCGATTTGGAGATTTTTATTGATCACTTCATCAGGTACAGATGAAACAGCCAGCCCCATGGCTTGTAATGATGGATCATAACCACGCTGTTTGCTCATCAGTTCATTAATTTCAGCGTTCAATGATTCGTATTCACCAGTCAGATCTACGACTCTTTTTTTCTGCGTTTCAAGCTCGCGATTCAGTTCTGCCAAAGTAAGCCCATTTAGACTGGCTGCATAATCGTCCATTGTCTTCTGGAGTTTATCTGTCTCTTCCTGTGCTTGCTGCGCCGATTTGACATAACCATAAACGCCAAGCCCTATTGCAAGTGCGGCCACTGCGGCTATCAAACCAGCTGGCGAAAGTAAAAAGGTTCCTAGCCCAACGAAAGCCGCTTTCAATTTTGCTGCAGCGCCAGCAGTTTTTAGCATAGCGGAAGCCGTTTCTGCCGACGCATCACCAAGCATTTTCATTTTGCCGGCAACTTGCAATGATTGCGAGAATGCAAGCACTTTAAGCGACGCATTATGAAAAACTGAAACAACATTAGCCCATTTTCCTAAAAAATATGAAGAAACAAGTTTAAACGCGCTCAAGGCCATTGAACCAGCTCCTAGCGTGGCGATGAATTTACTAAAACTGCTTTCAAGTGAAAAGGTCCACCTGATAAGTGGAATAAAATATTCCGTCAGTCTTAAAACCTTTTCACCAAGCGGCTGCACGGCTATTCCTGCCTGATTCATCATCTGGCTCCACTTTTCACCAAAAGTCTTTGTTTCATTTGCGTCTTTGTTCATCTGCCCAGTCAGTTGAGCAAGCTTGCCGGTGAGCTCATCTACGTTGAATGCCCCGGCACGTATCGCGCGAGCAAACGTTGCTCCTTCATTCCCGCAATAAGTGATAGCTAACCTCGTCGCTTCAGTCTCGTTCGATGCGTTCCTGATGCTTTCAATAAAAGTCTGAAATCCCGCTGATGTATCTTTGACACCCGCTTTGAGCAAGGAATTTAATACAGATTTCAGAGTCTTCATTGCCTTTTCAGATCGCAGGCCTGACTTTTCCAACAGCCCAATAGCCGCAGTGCTTTCCTCATACGTCATGCCCAAAGCCATCAGTGTGCCGGAATTAGCAGCCAGCACATCAGACAAGTGACTCACACTATCACCAGTATTCTGCGCGATAACATAAAGATCATTAACGAATTTACCACCGCTCTGCGCACTGACGCCCCACGCGTTCATAGCCTTTGTTACCGAAGCAATGTTGCCGCTTAACTCCCCGCCAGTTAAGCGAGTCAGGTCAAGCATGGTCTGACTCATCTTGCGCAGCGGCTCACCTGAAAGGCCAAGGCGTGTGTTCAGATCGGCAATAGCCGTAGCGCTTTCCTGAAAACTCTGCGGGCCGGAAACGGCAACTTTTCTAAATTCCTCCTGCAACTTGCGAAGCGCTGTGCCAGTAGCGCCTGTACCAACTTGGATAGCTTTATAAGCATCCTGGATTTTCTTGGCTGCCGCTACTGCGACGCCTACCCTGGAAAATCCCCACAAGCCGCTATATGCATTGCTTGGCGCCGTGATTTGAAAACTTTTAGCAAGATCACGAATTTTCTTCTGGGCATTTAACATACCCTTATTAAACTGCTGTAAATCAACAGACAAACCAAACACAAGTTTTGCATTTGCCATGCAGCTACCCCCATAAAAAAAGACCATCTCAAAAAAATGAGACGATCTTTAATAATCTGAGTTATTATTTTGTGCTTTTATCATCAGTGGAATCTTTTTTCCATTCAAATTTTAGAGACCGAATAAATATTACAAATGTGCCAACTGCCGCACCGATATAAACAAGCTCATCCCCAAAAGCCATCATTACAGCCAGCAAAGATAAGACGATAGCAAAAAGAACCATAGCTAAAGTCATAATAATCACCTCCACTGCGCCTATTGTAGCACAATGAAGATCAACTCGGCCGTAATTTATGTGCTTAGTGTGTCAAATACCATAAAGGAACATTAAAGGTGAGTGTTACCAGTAAACCAAGAATAAAGCCATCCCAACCGCGTTTTACGGTCATGAATATCCAAAGTGCTAATTGTGTCGCAATCCAGATAACTGGCACTGAAATCACAAAAATGCCAGAAACTTCACCAGGCACCGGTGTCAGCATAGGCAAGCAGATCACCTCCACTGAAATTTTGAGGTGATTATAAACCGAAATCATCTGATGTCAAGAACAGCGCGAACAGCCTTTACATCTGTCCGCGCTTCTTTCGTACCTTGATCCTGCTGACCGTGGCGCGGTAATGTTCGAGTTTGGTCATGATGCGGCCGCTTGACCACACGCCAGTGAGTTCTTCGATATCGGGGCATTTCTTGGCCCAGACGGCGGCGCGGATCCACAAAGCCAGGCGCGCATCGCGGCGGCTGCGGAGGAATTCGCGGTAGCGCCAGCCCTCGATCATGTCGGTCAGATCGCCGAGGGTGACGCTCCACAGGTGTTCATGCGTCAGCCCGAGGGGGCCGAAGGCGAGATACAGCAGATCGCGCCAGTATCTCGCCCTCGCCTCGGGACTGGCTAGTTTTTTTCTTCTTCGGAGGTGCTTTTCTCCGGCTCGTCGCCGGTGACAGGGATGTGTCCGCTGAGCGACTGACCGAAGACTTCGTAGCATTTGGCGAACAGGGCGGGCAGGTCTTTTTCGTCTTCCAGCCACTGCGAGACGGCGGCGACGGTGAGCAGCCGGTTGGCGTGCAGCACGCCGGCCCAGATGACGCAGATCATCAGGTCGATGCTGAACGAGGTGAGATCGACGATCTGAAAGACGCTTTTGCCGGTTTCGCGCTCCAGCGCGCGGATGCTGTTGAGCGGGTAACGGACGGTGAATTCCTTGCCGCCCAGGGTGATGGTGGTCATCCCTGCACCTCGCTATGCCGACTGGGTGGTACGGGTGATCGCGCCGGCGCCCTGGAAGGTGACGGCCACCTTGATGGCGTCTTCGGTGGCGCCGGTGGTGTTCCAGCCGGTGACGTAAGCGTCGAGAGCATAATCGACCTTGCCGGCGCCGGTGCCTTCGGGGCGGATGTGGAAGGTCAGCTTGGTGCCGTTCCACATGCCGTCTTCGATGGCCTTGGCGACGGTGTCGTTGGTGGGATCGAAGATCAGGTTGACGCTGCCGTCGGCGCTGATCTGGCCGGGAAGGTATTCCTTCCATTCAGTTCCGATCGTGCTCACGTCGATGGTACCGCGCGAGCAGTTGAGCGCCCAGTCAGTGCACGACACGAGTTTGGTTGGCGTGCTGGACACTTCGACAAGGACTTCGGAATTCTTGGCGGGGAGTTTGGTGATATCCATTGGGCATTATCCTTTCGTGAAATAAACTCGAAGCGTCATAGCTAAGTGTTCCCAGCCGGACGCTTCGTCCTTGAGCAGCTGGAAGTCGTCAAAGCAGAAGTTGAACGGCAGAGCCTGCTCGACGGCATCGGCAAGGCGCAGCAGTTCGACCTTGCCCTGATACTCGCTCCACAGATGCAGCGTGACAAACAGCTTGCGCTCCGTGTCGGCCAGCAGACGGCCGGGCAGCTCCTGCACGGCGCCGAGGACGGCATAGGGTGACGGCTGATCGGCCGGCGCCTGCTCGTCGAACACGCCGGTGAGGTCTGCGACGCTGCGCAGAGCGTCGGCGATTTGCTGGAGGATGGAGGCGCGGTCGGTCATTTTTTGAACTCCTTTTCCAGTGCCACATCCATGTTGCTTGAGATGCGCTTTGCCAGCTCGTCACCGCCGTACTTGCGGGCGGCCGGCTTGAGGAACGGCCGGGCTTTCATATGCTTGGTGCCGTACTCGACGGCAAAGGCGTAATAAGCGCGGGCGCCTTTGACCTGCTTTTTGGTCTTGGTCTTGTGGACGCCTTTCCCTTTGGGATAATCGGCAAAGACTTTGGTACGGATACGGCCGTTTCTGACGCTGGTCTTCGTCTTTTTGATGCTGTCGCGAAGCGCGCCGGTATCGACGGGGGCAAGGCGCTTGGCTTCGGCGACAATCAGCTCAGCTGTTTTGTCGAGCTCTTCGGCGATGACTTTTTCCATCACCTGCGGACATTCCTTCAGCGCGCGAAGGATCCTGGTGCTGTTTACAAACTGCACGCTCATGGCTTGTCGCTCCTGCAGTCGAGATAAACGACGCCGTTTTCCGGATCCGGCCGGCGGGTCAGCACGACGTAGCGCGTGCCGTGAAACTCGGCGATGTCGCCGGGATTGCAGGGCGCGGGGCGGTCGCGTGTGACAAGGACGTGCGTACGGATTTCCGCGCTCTGCTGTGCCAGTGTAGCGTCATTCGCCCTGGGCACTTCGATGCGGCACCAGCGAAAGCCGAGGTCCGTCTCGGTGACAGTGCTGCCGCCGAGGGCGTCGCGCACGGGCGTGAGCCGAACGAAGCGGACACGAGCGTTGAACTTGCCGGCGGCGATCATACGGGCACGCTCCTGTTGAACCAGAGCAGATCGAGCGCGCTCTGCGGCACGTCGGTCATGGCGCCGGATGACACGGATTCGCGATGGGCGTACCAGTGGCCGACGAGCAGCAGCATGGCCTGTTTTTCGCCTGGTGTGGCGGGCTCGACCGTCTCGCCCTCTGGCGCTTCTTCGCCGTCGTCGTAAACGCGTTCGGCCAGCAGTCGGCCGGTGAAGTTCTCGGCGTATTCGCGCGCGGCGGAAATCAGGCTGAGGATGTAGTCGTCTTCATCGTCATGCTCGACGCGCAGGTGTGCTTTAGCCTGTTCGAGCGTGACGGGTTCGATGATGGTCATGGGGAGATTCCCCTTTCATGTGTGAAGCGCTGCGGAGGCAAGAAGTCTTCCGCAGCGCTTTTTTGCGCTCAGCTTACGCGGAGCACTTGATGAGCTTGACGGCCTCGGAATCCTTGAGCATGCCGCCGACGCGCTTGGTGCTGTAGAAGCCGACCATGGGCTTATTGGTGTACGGGTCGCGCAGCATACGGATGCCGATGCGGTCGACGACGGCATAGGCGTTGGCGAAGTTGCCGAAAGCGATCGGGAACGCGTTCGCGCCGATGTCCGGGAAATCGTCATTGACGGTGACGGGATAGCCGAGCAGCAGGCTGGGCGTGCCCTGCTGGAGGCCGGGCTGCCACAGGTAGTTCTCGTCGTTGTCCTTGAGCTTGCGGATGGCCGCCAGCGTGGTGCGGTTCATCATGAATCTTGCGCCGGTCAGATGGCCGGTCTTGAGCGCGGTGATGAGGTCGATGAGCACGTCGCCGGGAGCTTCGCCGAGCGTGGCAGCCGCGCCGCTTTTGATGAACTGGAGCGTCCCGAAAGCGCGCGTGTCGTCCTTGGTGGCAGCAGTGTCGTAGGCAAGCAGCCCCTTGGGCTTGTTCTGGCCGTCGCCGGAGGTGAAGGCCCGGTTTTCCATGACGGCAAACTCGGCGGCGATTTCCTGCGCCAGCCAGCCTTCGACATCGAAGCAGATGTCGTCAAGGGCGGTCTGCGTGGCCTGGGGGTTGGCGTAAACTTCGCCCATGATGGCGCTGACTTTGGTCAGCTTGGGCGTCTCGGTGGCGCCGCGGGCGTTGGTCTCGCCCACCCAGCCGCCGGTGGCACCGTGCAGGCCGACAAGCTGGCTGTAGTTGTTGCCGCCGATGGTGATGGCCGAACAGACGCTGCGCATGGGGACGGCCTCGCGCAGCAGGTTGTAGACGGCGGTGTTCAGATTGTCGGGCACGGCGTAGCCGCCTTCGCCTTCGGTGCCGACGTTGACGGTGCTGGGCGTGGTGCCGGCGAGGATGGGGTCTTCCTTGCGCAGCCAGCGGTTGAATGCCTTGCGGTATTCGTCGCCTTCGCTGTAACCGGAGGTGCCGGCCGAGCCGGGGCGGTTGAGTCGGGCCTCGAAGGCGCTCTTGGCGTCGTCAAGGCGCTGGATTTCCTTCTCGATCTTGGCGAGTTTTTCGTCGTACTCGGCGGTGGACTTGCCCTTTTCGAGGGCTTCGAGGCGCTTGTCGTTCTCGTCCTTGTACTGCTTGACGGCAGTACCGAGGGCGTCGAGCGCGTTTTTGAGCTCTTCAGTGTTCGTGATGTTCATGTCTGCCATGGGGATCACTTTCCTTTCAGATATTCGATGAGGTCTTTGACGTTCTGCACTGCGTGCGATCTAAATTCAGCGTCGCGCTGAAGGTCTTTGATCCGGGAAATGAGGCTCTTGGCCTCGGTGCGGGAATAGCCGGCATCGCGCAGGCTCTCCTCCACGTCCTGGATCGTCGCCAGATTTTTGACGCCGGTCACTCGCGCGGCGTCGTTGGCCGGGAAGGTCACAAGCGACACTTCCCAGAGGTCGATTTCTTTCAGACGGCGGACGCGGCTTTGGGCCTTTTCGTCGCCGTCCTTGGGGGTTTTGACGTAATCCCACTCGACGGGCACGTAGCCGATCGACAGGCCGCTGATAGCGCCGGCTTTGAGCAGTTCGCGCGCTTCGGTGGCACGGGCAACTTTGCCGACGAGCAGGCGGCCGCGCATGAGCAGGCCGTGTTCGTCTTCCTTGATGTCTTCCCACACGCCGATGGGCTGTGAACTGTCGTGCTGCCACAGCAGGGCGGGGGTTTTGTTTTTCAGGCTTTTGGCGAAGGCGCCGGGCTGCACGGAATCGCCGTAGGCGTCGACGTTGCCGAAGACGCTGCCGTAGCCGGTGAAGGTGCCGTCGTCGCGGACTTCGCGGATCTCTAAGGGATAGTCAAGTTTAGTCATCATCTTCGGGCTCATTGAACGGGTCTCCTTCCGTGGTATCGTCTCCGCTGCCGGCGTCTTCATCGTCGCCGGTAACGCGCATGTTGAGCGGGGTCATGAATTCGTCGCCGCCTTCGCGGGGGTTGAGGTCTTCTTTGGCACGGGCTTCGTTGGGGCTCAAAAAGCCGTTGTTGATGCCGATCTGATAGGCTTCGTAGCGGCTCTTGATGTCGCCGCGGAGAAGGCCTTCGAGGTTGAATTTGACGGTGATGTCGGGCTCGTCCTCGGGGATAAGGTGCCAGGCGATAGCGGTCTCCCAGCGTTTGATCCAGGGCAGGATCGTGCGGCTGACGAAGCCGATGTTCATGGCCTCGATGCCGCTGCCCCAGCTGGTGCTCTTTTCGGTGCTCTGGATCTCGTGCAGGGGCACGCGGAAGATGCGAGCGATCTCTTCAACGGTAAACTCGCGTGTCTGGATGTACTGCGCGTCCTCCTGGCTCATCGTCAGCGGCGTGTACTTCATGCCTTCTTCGAGGATGGCGACGCTGCCGCTGTTGTCTCCGCCATGCAGGGCGGTCCAGTTTTCGCGCAATCTCTGCACGGCCTCATCCTTGAGGCGGCCGGGATGTTCGAGCACGCCGCCGGGCTGGGCGCCGTTTTTGAAAAGGGCGCTGCCGTGACGTGCGGTGGCAAGGGCCAGACCGACGGTCTCTCGCGCGTAGCTGATGGGCGAAAGTCCGTGGATGCCGTCGAGGGTGCGGTAGCGGATGTGCATGATCTCGTACGGCGTGGCGCTGCGGTTGAGATGTTCGCCGCTGACATGATAGGTCAGGCTCCAGTCGGGGTTCTGCACGACGGAGACGCTGCCGGGAGGCAGGGGCAAAAGCTCGCGCACGCGGCCGGAACCGTCGCGGACTTTCCAGGCGTAATAATCGCCGTAGAGTGTGAGGTGCTGCATGGCCTGTTCGCGGAACTCAAAGCTGGTCTGCCAGCTGTTGGGGCGCTGATAAAGCAGCTGCGCGAGCGGATGATCCGGCAGATCGACGCTGCTGCCATTACTTTTGCGGATGACGCGGATGGGCAGCTGGGCGATGGTCTCGCTGAGCAATCCTACGCAGGCGTACACAGCAGCGACGCGCAGGGCGCTTGCCGGCGTGACGGAGATGCCGGCGGCGGTCTGCGCGGGAACGATGGGCCCCTGAGACACGTCGATGAGGTCGAGCAGGCCGCTTTTGCGCGCCAGCGTGCGCAGGGCGTTTTTGATGGTCATGATTTCATCTCCTTTAGAGGCTGAGCAGGCCGCGCTCTTCATAGACGCTGGGGCCGGTCTGCATGCCTTCGGTCTGCTGCTGGGCTGCGATGGCGATGATGAGGCTCATGAGCGGGTCGATGCGGCCGGTGGCGCTGTTTTTGACCGGGCGCAGGTTGCCGTTTTCGTCAGCTTTGACGCGGACGTTCTCGGCAGCGCGGCGCAGGGCCGGATTGCCGAGGTGGTTCAGCGAGCGGGCGGTAACGAGTCGTTCCAGTTCCTTCGACGCCGGCGAAAGGGTGCGGAAGCCTTGGCGGATGGGGGCAACGGGCAGGCCGTCGTCCTGTTCGATCTGGATCATCAGCTGGGTGGCGTTCCACGGGTCGTAGCCTATGGCGCGCAGGCCGCTGTTGCGTGAAGCGATGTCGAGGATGCGCTCGCGGATGAAGCCGTAATCGACGACGTTGCCGGGAGTGATCTCGACGATGCCCTCGCGGATCCAATCCCAGTACGGGATCTGATCGAGGCGGCTTTTGTATTCGACGAGCTCTTCGGGCATCCAGTTGTGATTGACGGCGACGCCCTGCAGGGGGTACCACACGGTGAGGCTGGTCAAGTCGGTGGTGCTGGACAGGTCGAGGCCGATGTAGCACGGTTCGCCGTCGAGGTCGCCAGGGTCGGACGCTGGGCACTGATCCCAGGCTTCCATGGGGATCCAGCGTGTTTCCTGGCTGGTCCACTGGTTGAGGTAGAGGCGGCGGAAGGTGTTTTCGTAGGCTGGGACTTCCTGGGCGCGTTTGTACTCGCTGCGCAGAAAGTCGGGCTTGACGCTGACGCCGAGGTTGGGATTGGCTTTTTTCCAGACGCGTTCGTCGGTCCAGTCGTCGTCTTCGGCAGCGCCGTAGATGACGGGGTAATAGGTGGGGTCCTTGTAGTCGCCGCTGAGGATGCGGCTGGCGATCTGATGCTGTTCCCAGCAGATGCTCGTTCGGTCCCAGCCGGCTGTCGTGATAGCCAGCATGAGGGGCTGGCGGCGCGCGCCCATGGAGGTGGCCAGGGTGTCCCACAGTTCGCGGTTGGGGGCGGTGTGGAGTTCGTCGTAGATGACGGCGTGGGCGTTGAAGCCGTGTTTGGTGGCGGCGTCGGCGCTGATGGCCTGGTAATAGCTGTTGTTTTTGTAGTAGACGATGCGTTTCTGGCTGTCGATGATGCGGCTGTATTTGCTCAGGGTCGGTGAGCTGCGCACCATGGCAGCGGCGGCGTTGAAGACGAGGGCGGCCTGATTGCGCTCGCTGGCAGCAGAATAGATCTCGGCGCCGGGTTCGCCGTCGCCGAAGAGCATGTAGAGTGCAATGGCAGCGGCCAGTTCGCTCTTGCCGTTCTTGCGGGGTATCTCGATGTAGCCGGTGCGGTACTGGCGCAGGCCGTCGCGATTGACGGTGCCGAAGAGGTCGCGAAGGATGGTCTCCTGCCAGGGGCGGAGCTGGAAGGGTGTGCCGGCCCACTCGCCTTTTGTATGTTTGAGGGCGCGCACGAACATGACGGCGCGCTCGGCAAGGTGTCTGTCGATCATTGAATGAGGTTCTCAAGCGGGTCGTCAGCGGTCTTTTCGCTGGGGAGCATGAGGCGGGCGCGAGAGCTGGGCGTCATGCCGAACTCGGTGCAGAACGCCTTGATCTGCTTCACGCAGGCCTGGACGACATAGTGTTCTGGCCGGACGACAAGGTTTTCCTCGCCGGCTTTATTGACGTGGACTGTGGTGAGTCCGTGCTTATTCAGCTCTTCCTGCGCCTTGCGCATGTCGGCATAGCTCTGACAGTAGATCGCCAGCGGCTGAAGGTCCAGCCCTTTGAGCAGGCCGAGGCGGTGCAGCTCCGGAGCGACGCGGTTCCACTCCAGCTTGGCGACGCGGGACAGCCACGACGGAGCCGGCGGACAGTTGGGCTCGGCTTGCGGCTCCACGCCCTCGGGAATGGCGCGGTGGCCAGGATTGCCTTCCAGTTTTTTCAGTTCGTTGGGCTTGTTTTTCCTTCCCGCTGGCATATTGGAGCCTCACTTTCACAAATAAAAAACCGTGCTACGCCTTTCTAAAAACGAGCACGAAAGTTTTAGACATTTAGCAACTTTGTGTTTTGGGCATACCCCGGGCCGTTCAATTTCGCGGCCGCTAAAAAAGAGG